TGTCCATGTACGGCGCTGCGAAAAAGATCGGAGTCTCCTACCGGGCCGCATCCGATTTCGAGAAAGGCATCGGTTCAGCGGTCGGCCGGGCCGCCAAAAAGGCGTTCGATCAGGCTCGCACCCCGGCGGTCATCCCCTACGACGACCTCTGCCCGGAAGCCAGGGAAGCCTACGATGACATCGAGGTTTTCGCCCGGAGGTATTTTGGGCTGATCCTCATGCCGTGGCAGGTTGAGGCTACGTCGAGGATCATGGAGCTTCAAGCGTCACCGCAGGAAGAATATGTGGTGATAAACGCCCCACCCGGGTCCGGCAAGTCCACGTTTTTCACACGGATTCTGCCAGCGTGGGCGACGGTGCGGGACCGGACGATCCGCGGGATGATCGGTTCGCACACCAACCGGCTGGCCGAATGGTACACGCGACGGTTGAAAGGCGAGTTTGAGCGGTCGATTCCGGTCATGGCCGAAGCGAAAGACCTGAAACTCGGATTGGCGTTGGACGCAGAAGTCACCCTGCTGGGCGATTACGGCCGGTTCAAACCGGATGTGAAAGAAGTCTGGCGGGGCGACCAGTTCACCGTCGCCCAGGAAGGCGACATTCCCGTGTCGGAGAAGGAACCCACCTGGACTTGCTTCGGTGTGGACTCCGGTTTCCTCGGCGGCCGATTCGACCTGATTATATGGGACGACCTGTATGACCCTCGGAAGATGCGAACCGCTGAGGCCCGTGAGGATCTGAAACGCTGGTGGGATGAGGTGGCTGAAACCCGTTTGGAACCCGGCGGGCTGCTGGTGCTACAGGGTCAGAGAATGGCCGGCGACGACATCTACCGGTACGCGTTGGACAAACACGTTACGGTGGACGAAGACGAAGACTGGGAAGCAGATGTACCCGAGGAACTGAAACTAGACGGCCGCCGCTACCACCACCTTGCCTACAAGGCCCACTACGAGGACCGGTGTGAGAAGAAGCATCGGTTAGATGGGGACCCCTGGCCGGTCGGGTGCTTGTTGTATCCGAGGCGGTTGAACTGGAAGCAGCTTTCCCATGTGAGATCCCAAACCCCTGACCGGTACGCGGTGCTGTACCAGCAAGATGATGCCGACCCGGCGTCGGTGCTGGTGGACCCGGTGTGGATAAGCGGCGGGACCGGCGTGGACGGGGTTGAGCATCAGGGATGCTGGGACGCTGACCGTGACCTGTGGGAGTTGCCGAAAAACCTGCCGGGCGATGTGATTATTGTCGCTACCGCTGATCCGTCGCCGTCAAAGTTTTGGGCGTTGCAGGTGTGGGCGTATGTGCCCGAATCGGGGTTCCGGTACTTGTTGGAGTCGTACCGGCAGAAGATGGACGCCCCGGCGTTTCTCGACTGGAACCAGGAGGAAGGGGTCTTCACTGGGATAGCTGAGGAATGGTGGCAGCTGTCAGCGGACATGGGTCGGCCGATCCAGTATTGGATCGTTGAAGCCAACGCGGCGCAGAAGTTTATTTTGCAGTACGACCATTTTCGCCGCTGGTCAGCGAAAAGGGCTGTGAACCTGATCCCGCACTACACTCATTCTCGTAACAAGGGCGACCCTGATTACGGCGTTCAGATGCTCGCCCCCTTGTATCGGCATGGCCGGGTGCGCCTCCCGGGCAAGCAACGAACCGATGCGCGTCCCCATGCGCTACTCTTAGTAAACGAGGTTACGAAATGGTCACCGGATGGTCACGGTTCCGCAACAGACGACTGTGTGATGGCTCAATGGTTTTTAGAACACAATCTTCCGAACATTGGTTTGCCTCGGGGGAATGTTACGTCGCTTTGGCGGCCGTCGTGGATAAAGGAGGCAAACAAGGTTGAAGTCGCCTGAAGAAATCGTTGGCCTGCTTCGGGAACGGGAATCCAACTTGGAGCCGTCGTTTGCTCGGATGCGTCGCGTCCGGGCCGCTTACGACGGCGACATCGTGGTTCCGCTCCCCGAGTTGGACGACAACGAACAGGTCGCTGTAGCGAACCTGCTTTCACAAGGGTTGGATCAGACCGCTATGAGAATAGCGTCGGTGATGCCCGATGTGGTGATGCCCCCCACCAAGGACGACCAGAAGCAAGCTGAGAAACGGGCCAGCACCCGTCGCCGCGCCGTGTTGGGCTGGTGGCAGCACAACCGTATGGACATCAAACTGTCCAAACGGGCCAGACACATGTTGGGCTACGCGTCCTCGCCCGTTTCTCTCAGATACGACCCGAAATCCGGCCTGCCAGAGTGGACGGTGCGTGACCCGTTGACGACGTTCCCTGCGCCCATGTTCGGCCCGGACGACATGGCCCCCTATGACACGATCTTTACTTACGAGCGGACTTTCTCCTGGTTGTTGGACAACTACCCGGAGGGCGCTGAGAAAGTCCGGCATCAGGATGTTCAAGGCTCCGACCTGTACCAACTGGTCGAATACTGCGACCCGGAGGAAACGGTGCTGGTTGTTGTGGGCCGCGACCCGAGGGCGCAGTCCGCTTGGCGTCGGCACGCTGATTATTCCCCGCCGTTAGCAGAGTTGGAACGCACGGTGAACCGAACCGGGGTGTGCCCCGTGGTGGTCGCCGGCCGGGTCAACCTCGACCAGCCGCAAGGCCAGTTCGATCAGATGCTCGGCATGTACCAGATGCAAGCCAAACTGATGGCGCTAGAAGTGTTGGCCGTTCAGAAGGGGATCTTTCCTGACACCTGGCTGGTTGCCAACCCGGGTGAGACACCGCAGATTGTCAACACCGCGAACGGGTTGACCGGCGAGGTCGGCGTGTTGAAAGGCGGCACGTTGCGTGACTCTGTGGTCAACCCGGGGTTTATGACCAACCCGACGATTGACCGTCTGGAACGGGCGCAAAGGTTGACGGCTGGTATCCCGGCAGAGTTCGGTGGCGAATCCGGGTCGAACATTCGCACCGGTCGGCGTGGCGAAGCGGTCCTGTCCGCTGTCGTGGACTTCCCTGTTCAGGAAGCGCGACGCATGTTGGCTGCTTCTTTGGAAGAAGAAAACAAGCGGGCCATCGCGTTGATGAAAACGTATGCGGGCAACAAGTCGCAGTCGTTTTACGTCACCATGAAGGGTGCCAAAGGCGTTGTGGATTACACGCCGAACAAGGATTTCGACACGGACGACAACCGGGTCATGTTCTCCCACCCGGGGGCCGACATGAATGATCTGGTGATCGGGGCCGGTCAGCGAATCGGGATGGGCACCATGTCGAAACGGTCGTTCATGCAGATCGACCCGATGGTTGATGATGCTGAACACGAACACGACGCGGTGATTTCCGAATCGTTGGAACAGGCGTTGCTTGCCTCGTTGCAGACACAGGCGTCGCAGGGGGCGTTGCCTCCCAATGATCTTGCCCGCATCGCAGATTTGGTGAGAACCGACCGGGCCGAACTGGCCGACGCTGTGCAGAAGGTTCAGGAAGAAGCTCAGAAACGGCAGGCATCCGAAGTGCCCCCGGGGTCGCCTGAACTGATGCCGGGTATCGCCCAGCCGGGTACGGGCGCTGAGGCGCAGCCCGCTCAGGCTGCGGGTGGGCGTCCATCTTTGCGTGACTTATTGGCGCAGGTCGGCTGATGCCAAGGGGAGGCAAAGGTCAGAAAGTCCAGGCTGCTTCCGGGCAGGAGTACGGGCAGCGCGTAGCCCAAGAAGAATCACAGGAGGCGGTTCCGCTACATCGGGAACCCACGGTGCGTCCCGGCGGGATGGGGTCTTTGATTCGTCCGACGGAACGTCCGAATGAGGCGTTGACTGCTGGCGCACCGATAGGGCCAGGTCCAGGGCCGGGGGCTTTGCCGCAGAAAAGGCCAGCCGCTGAACAGGAAATGTCGGTGAGGCTTGCTGCGTATCTGCCGATTCTGGAAACAAAAGCAGCCCAACCGGATGCTTCTGCGAACTTCCGTATGTTTGTCCGACGGGTTCGGCATCTCGCCTCCGATGCTGTCGGCGTGTTCTAAGGGGACGGTACGGTGGGGGTTTTCAGCCGCATAGACGAGATTTGGGACGCCGGGTTCGAGGTTGGTCGAACAGCGGTGAACACGGTTGTTGACCTGGCCGAAGCGCCGTTCACCGACGACGAGTACGAAGGGTTCCTCGGCACCGTTTGGGGTATCACCGTCAATCGTGGCGCTGAGATGGTGCAAAACCTGATCGGCCCCGAAGGGGTCGGTGGTGAACTGATCGAAACTTTACCGGAGCCGATTCGCCATGCGGGCCGGGAAACTTTGGAAGGTTTGGAGTGGGCTTACCGGGAGGGTGTTGGTGAGCCGATAACCACAGCTATGACGATGGCTTCGTTGGCGCAGGCGCGTGGCAGCGGCGGGGTCTTCGGTGACGACATGGGCGTTTGGTTCGACGGTGACGCTTGGAAGATGGCGTACAAAACCGCTCAGAGCCGTTCCCCCGGTCAGGCCATCACGTTGGCGTTTATGACCGACGACATTCTCGACCAGGAAGAAGTGATCGCCGCTGAGGGCAAAGCGTATTTCGGCGTCGTGTCCGGCATGTGGGATGCGGGGATCAGGTTTGGTTTGATGCCGGAAGTGTTGGCCGCTAAAGCGTTTCGGGTGACTCGCGTAGTTGCGAAACGTCGGGCGTTTGACAACTATTTTGCCGAAGGCGGCGGGTACGGCCGGTTTGCTGACGATTTGGAAAACCTTGACCGCGGGGCCGGGGCAAGGGTCGGGCAACTGGAAGATGAGATTGACACGCTCGTCGCCCGGAAAGGAACCTTGAACGCCTCGAAGAAGGCCGGGGTTGATGTTGCAGAAGAACTAGACGATGTTCGCCGCCAGTTGAAAAATGCACGGAAACGCCGAGGCCGGATAAGTAGGGAAACGACTGATGCCCTAGCAGGCCGCATCCGTGAAAAGTATTTCCCCGACCACCATGAAGGGGATCTGATCGCTTTGGAGATAGCCCGCGCTTTGCGTGGCGAAACCGGGTTCGCCGGGGGGCGTGTTTCCGCTGAGAACGTGATGCGGTTCTTCATGGGCGAAGCGTCAGTGGTTGAACGCATGGCAGCGACCGAAGGTGCAGGGTTGGCGTACCGGTACAGGAAGTATTGGGAGAAAGCCAACACCGTCGAAGACGCGGTGCCGCCCGGCACGCCCGGTGTGGCAGCCAGAAAGTTTGAGGACGCCCAGGATCTTCCTGCGGAAATGCTCGATGAGCTTGATGAGGTGTCCCGTGCTTTCGCCAGCATTGACGAGGCGGTAAGGCCGACGCGTCGCCTGAACATGATGGACAAGTTGGATCATTCCGAACTGTATCGGTCTAGTTTCTTCTTCGCCCCGGTCAGGGTGGTGCGGGACATGCGCCCGCAGCATGTGGTGTACGCAGGCGACCCGAACAGCGGCGAGCAGGTCGCCCGGATGATGCGTGAAGCAGGGTTCTCAACTGATGAGATCACCCGGTTCCGCGGCGAGTGGGCACGTTCCGACCGTTTCGCCCGCGCCACGAACGTAGCGCCCAAATATCAGAACAAGGCGGTCAAACAGCTACTCAAAAAGCATTTCCCTGACGCAACAGACGCAGAGATAAAAGCTCTGATGAAAGATTTTGCCGACTCCAACAAGGCGGCCCAGGCGATCCTCACCAAACCGCAGCGTTACGACGCTGACACGAACATCAGTACCGTCGCCTGGGTAGACGACGCCGGTCAGGCGCATGTGCTTCAAGTCCCGTTGAACCCGTCGCAGTTGAAGCAAACGGTGGCGGTAGCCGACATGAAAGCTCTCGACAAGTTTCTGAGAAGCAAGGCGTCGAAGTTCCCTGACGCTTTCGCTCAGGCCAACGAGATCCGAGGCCAGTTCATCGGAGGGGTGATGAGTTGGTGGCGGCCGGCGGTGTTGCTGCGCCCAGCGTGGACGATGCGGGTCGTCGGTGACGAACAGTTACGGATGATGGCGAAAATCGGCAGCGTTGAACACCTGTGGGCGCTCCTAGCGGAGAACCGTCCACAGTATGTGGAAAAGGTGTTGCAAAAGGCGCTGGTCAAAACCGGCAAATATGATCCGACGGCGGCCAAGCGGCTTATTGCCCGTCGGGCTGCGACGACCGGCGGGATGGGGTTGCTGATCGGCGGGCCTGTCGGAATGGGCATCGGTGCTGTCGGATCGTTGGCTCGTAACACCCGGGCGGTCAAACGGTTGCGTCGGAACCTGAGTGTCCGCACCCAAGCCCGGCAGATGGTAGAACCGGAACGCATGTTCACGGCAACCCCGGAGGGTGTTGTGGGTGAACTGTCCGCAGCGGAACTCACCAGCATGGGCCGCGAGAAGCTTTCAGAAGTTGACCTCGGGTGGATGTCGAGGCTGCGGCGCAGACTGCGCGGTGAAACCCAGGGTGAAGGCCCGTTGACCATCCACGGGTATGAGGTGGATCAGGCTTTCGGGGATGCGTTGTCACCGAATCTTCTTTATGTGAAAGCGAACAGCGCGAACCGGCAGGCCCACTATCTGCTGGTGGATTCTGAGCGCATGATGTGGGACGACACGGTGGATGCCCTCGGTGAATGGCGCAAGTTCAGCCCCATGCTGGATGACGAAGTGGAGTTCGCTAAATGGTGGGAGCGGGTCGTCAACGACCAATGGGGCAACAACGGTGCGGGCCGTATCGCTTTCGATGACAGGATAGGTGACGCTGATGCCCGCGCCCGGGCGCTGACCGAATGGCTGACCGAGGAACCCGATGGGGTCAAGTTCCTTGAACGTGCTGCTTCCAGGTTCCGTGACGATCTGGTGGACCCGGCGACCGGTGCCCCGATCCCTGACGCTATTGAAGCATGGGCGCAGAACGTGACCCGGGTGGCCGACCGGATGCTGTCGAACAACACCCACGGTGGACGGATGCTGCGGAGAAAGGTCGCCAACGGGAAGCGGGTCCGTCTTGAAGATGTGAAAAAGACGGCGGTCGGGGAAGAAACGCCTTGGCAACAGTTCGTTGGGGAAGTTCACGGCCAAGAAGCACTCCTGTTGACCGAAAACAAGTTGGGGCAACGCACCAAACGCCTCGTAGACCGCACCTTCGACCGGCTTATGACCACCCCCACCGACACTCTCTCCCGTAACCCGTATTTCAAACGGGTCTACGAGCAATACATGGAAGACGCCATCGGGAAGTTCAAGAAAACCAGCGGCGAATACGAACTAACCGAAGAAGCCCTCCGTGGCCTTGAAAGCTCTGCACGCCGCAAAGCGTTGAACGAAACCCGCGACCTGCTCTACGACCTCGCAGAACGATCAGAGTTCTCGGACATGATGCGAAACATCATGCCGTTCTTCAACGCCTACCAGGAAGTGCTGACCCGCTGGGCGGGCCTCGCCATCGACAACCCGGCGTTCGTCGCCAGGGCCAGAGCGGCGCTGTACGCCGACATCGACATGGGGGGTTTCTTCCAAACAGTCGAAGTGAACGAGGAACGGTACTTCCAGTTCCGGCTCCCTCAACTCGCCACCGAAGCCATCGGCAAAGGCGTGTTCAGCAAAGCCATAGACGACCAGGGAATCATCCGGTTCCGCGCCGACTCGTTGAACATGGTCACACAGATCGTCCCCGGCGTTGGCCCTCTCGCCCAGTTACCGATCTCAGCGATTGTCACCGCCGACCCGAAACTCGAAGACGCTTTCAAGCTGGTCCTCCCCTACGGGCCGATCCGTGGGGAAGGGATGATGGAACAGACGTTCCAGGCGTTCCAACCGGCGTGGCTGCGTCGTGTCACTTCTGCTTTGCGTGAAGACCGCTCCTACGAGTCGGCTGCCGCGTCGATCATGCTCACACGGATGGCCGACATGGCCGACGGTGAACGTGACCCGATTGACTTCGGTGACGGCCAGCAGGTCGCAGAGTTCCTATCCGAAATCAAAACCGACACCAGGAACTTTATGTTCCTGCGGGCTGTCGCATCGGCGTTCTCCCCGGCATCAGTCGGGTTCCACTCCCCGTACCAGCCGTACATTGACCACTACCGGGAGTTGAAGGCCGCCAACCCGAAAACCGCTGACGACGAGTTCATTCAATACCTGGCCGACGAAGGCGTGGACGGGTTCTTCGCCCTGTCAGCCCGGTTCTCGAAGAACAACGAGGGGCTGCCGGCGACGATAGAAGCCGAGGAAATCCGGGCCGAATACATCGACCTGATTCGCCGCCACCCGGAGGTTGGTAGTCTGATCTTGGGGATCGAAGGCGGCGGTGCGGCAAAGTTTTCCTCAGCGGTGTACGAGAAGCAGTTGCGTGAGGACACTTCCCCGGGGTCCGGGGTGAAACGGCGTGAAAGACTGTCGTTGGAAGAAATCTTGACGGACAGCCGCGTGCGGGAAGGGTGGCAGGAGTATGGGCGTATCAGCGACGCTATTTTCAGTGAGATGCGTTCCCGTGGCTTGCCGAACCTGCGGCTCGCCGCCGCGTCGGATTTGTTGAGGGCTAAACAGTTGTTGGTGGAAAAGATCGGTGAGAAGTACCCGTTGTGGTACGACGAATATTTGGACCCGGATTTGACGAAATGGCCGACCCGGATCGGAGGGATGCGGGCGATTGTCGCAGACGAGCGGCTTTCCGGCCGGGACGACATTCGGTTGCTCGGAGAATACTTGCGGGTCAGGGATGCGTTCACCGGGGAACTGTCAGCCCGTAAGATCGCCGGGGGGGCGTCGTCGTTGGATGCGACATCGAACCAGGATTTGAAAGTGGCGTGGCAGGCGGTAATGGATCAGATGTTGGAGAACCCGACGTTTTCGGATTTGGTGTGGCGATGGTTGGAGTTTGATCCGTTGTCGTCTGACACTTGGCCGAAGGTGCAGCGGGGGGAAATGAGGGCGGCGGCGTGAGCGACGACCTTGACGCCATTCTCGGCCAGTTTGGTATCGCCCCGTTGACTGGGGGCGGTAATCAGGTTGAGGATCGTATCGACGCTGCGGTGCCCAGCGGGTTGGACCCGCACATGGTTATCACCACGCGTGAAGAAATCCGTGAAACCAAAACAGGGTTCTCAGGCGGGCCGGTCACGATGACTGAAACGATTGAAGTCCCTGACATGGTTGTTCGTGATGTGTACGAAACGTATTTCGCCATGAGCGAAGACCAGCAGCGGGCAGTCCACGAAAGGCTGTTCGTCAACGGATTCTTCGGCGTGAACCCTGACACGGTGACTGACACGCAACTCGGTTACATCGACAACCCGTTGCGCCAGCAGAACGCTTTAGACGCAGCGGTAAGACATTTCGCCGTCCGAGGCGTAGACCCGCTTTCCGAAGAAGCCCTCCCCGCAGGAGCCATGCCCGTTCTCGAACCGGAAGAAGAACCGGTTGCCAAACGGTACACGGAAGACCAGATCGGGGCGTATGCCGACACGGCCGCCCAGCGGGTGTTCGGCCGGAACGCTTCGGCGTCCGAAAAGCAGATGGCGGTCGGTGTGTTCCGTCGTCTGGAAACCGCCAAGGCTTCAACCCCTGGTGTGTCTGATGTTGAGGCCCGGTTCCGGTCTACGTCGCCTGATGAGGCGGCCGGTCGGAGCATGTCGGAAACGATGAGCATGTTCCAGAAGATTGTCGCAGGAGCAATCGGATGAGCATTGACGTATTCACCATTGAAGACGCTGTTCAAGAAGAACGGGAGCGTTTAGAAGAAATCCTGAACGAAGCCGACGAAGCTTTCGTAGACGCCGTTGGCAGACACGACACGGCGGCAACCGCGGTCGCACACCAACGTGCGCTAGAGCAGCACATAGCTGCCATGCTTCAACAGTTTGGGCGTAACGCGAAGCTTGACGTTCGAGATGTCAACACGGGCGATGAGGCCAGGGACGCCTACGACCGGTTGGTTGAACTGATCCGAGCCGCCGGGTATGACCTGGATATTAGTAACACTATTTTCAACTCGGTTACCGGTGAATGGGATGTCCCGCCGGGTGACGCGGCTGAAACCTTCATTATTTATGAACGCTTAGGGGCCGTAAACGATTGGATCAAGGACAACATTCCTGCTGAGGATGTTCCAACAGCGCAGGCCGGGTTGGATGAAGCACAAGCGGATTTGGTTGTGGCGCAACAGAACTTGGATGCCCTCAACGCTGATCCGGCGGGGTGGGTAAAAGGGTTAGGCAAGTATTCGGAAGAAGACTTCCCAGAGGGGGATGAGCGCGACGGCTTTGTTGCTGCCACTCCTGTCACACCTGTCAAGGTTGAACCGGATGTGTCTACGATGGCAGCGGTTGAGGATGAGGAACCTGCTGAACCCGATGCGCCGGAGGTTGGGCAAGCACAACGGCTGATGGCTACTGCGGTTGAGGATGAGGAACCTCTACCCACGCCGACTGATATGGCCGGCAGTCTAGGTGGCCCGGCTGGCCGCGGGGGGCCGGGCAAGTACGAGGTCGAAGTGCCTGCCGCCGTCGAAGTGCCTGCCGCCGTCGAAGTGCCTGCCGAACCGGTTGACGTAAATGTGTTCGCCGCCGAGTTCGGCTACGGGGCGAGGTTCCTGACCACCGACCCGAACGACGCCTTGTTCGATGTGGCAGAACTACTCCGTCAGGCCGCAGCAGAAGGCTGGGATCTGACCAAGCTCGAACAAGAGTTGGCTACGACAACTTGGTGGATCGAAACGGTCCCCCGGGCGCGTGGCCTGCAAATGCTCGAATCGACCGACCCGGCAGCAGCCAGAGTGAAGATAGACAAAAAGGCTGACGCTCTAAGACGCAAAGCCACCAGTCTCGGCCTCATCATAGATGAACAGCGTTTGCGGGTGATGGCCCGCGATTATTACATCGAAGAATGGACCGACTATCAGGCGAACCAGAACATGCTTCTGGAAGCCAACTGGGAGCCAGGTCAGGCCGGCGGGATTGTCGAAGACAACTACCGGGTTGTAGACGCTGCCGCTGACAACTGGATGGTCAGCCATCTGTTACACGAAGATGATCGGGACGCGTGGGCTGAACGACTGACGTTGGGCGACGAGACTACTGCGAGCATGGACGCAGAGTTCTCCCGGCTGGCACAATCAGCGTTCCCGCTGCTCTCAGACCGGATCGGAAAAGGGTTCACGGTGAAAGAAATCCTGTCCCCGTACCGGGAGGAAATCGGTCGTCAACTCGACTTGTTGGACACCAACGCAATCGACTTTCTCAACGACCCGAAATACTCACCGATCCTCTACGGTTCCGGCGGGGCGCAAGGCATGATGACGATTTCTGACCTGGGTGAATACATCCGAACCGATCCGAAAACCCGGCCGTTGTGGGAGCGGACATCCCACGCCCAGTCGGGCGCTCAGTCGTTCGCTGACTTTATTACTAAAAAGTTCGGGGGGTTGGGCTGATGGCTACCGATGCGAGCGGCGCGATCTTCGCTCCGATTTTCCAAGGGCAGACTTCTGCCGACCCGGAGGAACTGGTTGACCTGGCTGTCGCCGGGGCAGCGTTCCATCCTGAATACATCATGTCTCACGGCGGGGGTTGGAAAGACCCGTTCACCGGCACACGGGTAGGCGGGGTCCAAGATTTCTTTGGTATCACTAGTGCTACGGGGCCGGGACTCAGCCCGGAGTTGGCCGCCAGGTTCGACCCTGAGGGTGTGCCGATCAACCCTGATGGCACTCCCCGTGAACCGATGCGGGTGAATACGAATATCACCACGGACGCCGAGGGCATGGACCCTGCCGACCTGTTGGAGCGGGCGACGGCCCTGTCGCTCGCCTCCACGTTCCTGTACGACCGGCAGGCGGTTGCCGACGAATACGGCATAACCGGTGAGGACATCGCCGGGATGGGTGAGCATGTCAAGGCGTTGGGGCTGTCAGGCAGCGGCGTTGTCGGCCAGGTTGGCGCGGACGCTACTTTCAACATGGAAACCGCCCCCGAGTTTGACATAGATGCCTCCATAGAAGCCAATCTGGCTGCCGCTCAGACGGCAGGCTATGTGGACGTTCCGGCCGGTGGCGGCACCGAAGGACTCGCAGAACTAGCCCGTGCCGCAGCACCCTCCCCGGGCATGTCCCCTTATGAGGTTCTTGCCCAAACCATTGAACTGGCTGCCACGTTCGGTGACCTCCCCGGCGGGGAAGGGAACCTGACCGTCAACGAGGTCAACGGTTGGATCAACGCCATTCGGAACGACGCCGACCCGTGGGGAATGATCGAAGAAATCCGGTACAACATTCTCGAACACCGGGTCACACCAGCCCGGGTCGCAGAAACCTACGAGATCACTCTTGAAGAAGCAAAAATGCTCACCGGGTACGACGGTGACATCCAATACTTCCTCGACAGCGGCAAGACCGAAATCCGAAACCGGGACACCGGGGCTGTCGTCACCGTTGGCGGCAGCGAGGGTGCCCCCTCGTTGGGAGAACGGAACGCCAGCGAAATCCTCCGCGACACTCTCAGCACCTACGGCCTGGAAGGACTGTTAGACGACCCGAACCTGGATCTCATCAACCTGTGGATAGCCACCGGGGATGATGATGCCGTGTGGGCACGGGTTAGACAGTCGGAGCCGTACAAGACGAGGTTCCCCGGGATGGCTGCCCTGTCCGCGGCTGGTCGGGCCATCAGCGAAGCTGCTTATGTCGAACTGGAACGCTCCTACGCTCAAACATTACAAGCGTATGACATGCCGGAACGGTTCTACGACGACCCGTCTGACTTCGGGGCGCTAATCGGCGGGGACGTTTCCACCACAGAGTTCACCCAACGGGTCGCCACCGCTTTCGAGGTCGTGGAACAAACCACCTCCGAAGTGCGGCAAGCTCTCAGCGACTACTATGGGATCACGGACAGCGATTTGGCTGCCTATTATTTGGACCCGGAGAGATCCACAAACATCTTTGAAGAACGGGAAAAGTTAGGAGCGGCCCGGATCGGCGGGATAGCCGTCGAAACTGGGTTCGGTTCTGTTTCCCAACAAACCGCTGAACGTCTGCGTGCGTCAGGGGTTACTGAAACAGCGGCTCGTCGGGGGTTCCAGACAATAGCGCCGTCCACGCTGGCTGAGGAAACCGCGTCCGAACGCCTCGATGTTGACCCGGCGACCGGCCGGCCAGGAGTGGTGACGGCCAGAATGGACGGGCAGGTCGGTACTTTCGCCGCTCCCCTCGGTGGTGACATCACCCCGGAAGAACTCGTTGGAGCGGAGTTCGGTACTGATCCGCAGGCGGCTCGACGCATCGAAGCACGCCGGCAGCGACGCCTCGCAGCGTTCGCCCAAAGAGGCGGCCCGGCGATGACTAGAGGCGGCTACACCGGGCTAGGAACAGCCACCTGACCCCACATCCAAATCGTCTGCTATGGTTATCGTAGACGCATCTGGCCGCCTACGAGTGAGAGCTATCTGTGTCTCGGCCACCAGCCCGCCTCCCGGGTTGGTGTGAACCCGAAGGGAGCGGACATAGATGGCTGAGGCAACCGAATCCGAAGTCGTTGAACTAGATGAGGACGGTCAGCCGAAACGCAACTGGCGGCGAACTCTTGAAGACAAGGCGAACACAGCGGAAAGCCAACTGGCCGAAGCAAACGCCAAGATCCAAGGGTTCGAGCGGACAGAAGCGTTCCGGTCGGCAGGAATCAACCCGAATGACACTCGCCAGGCATACTTCGTAAAGGGGTACGACGGTGAAACCGACCCGGAGTCAATCCGGGCCGCAGCGGTCGAAGCAGGGTTTCTCACCGAAGGTGGGCAAGCCCAGCAGTTTGGGACGCCAGAAGTGGTTGCAGCACCCGGTACGGGTGAGGCGGTCACACTCCACCAGGAGCTAGCGGCCCAGCAGAGAATCGCTGATGCGGGGGTTCAGGCACAGCCGGTGATTCCACCGGACCTGAACGAGCAGATTCGTGCCACGACCAGCGAAGTCGAACTAAAGGCTTTGATGCGTTCTCACGGATACGAGTTCGACGTTCAAGATTAGGGGCCTCCTGTTCCCTAAGGACAAACAAACAAGATGGCTTACACGCAAAAGTCATCGGTCGCGTCCGACCAGGTAGCGTTTGAACAGCTAGCGTATTTCGCTCTCAGGGCTAACACCCTGCATGAGAACTACGCGACGGTGAAGGCCACCCGTCAGACCCATCGCGGGTCCGGGGTGACGTTCACTATTTACGCTGATCTTTCGCAGGCCAAAACGGCGCTCACCGAGACTTCAGATGTCACCGCAGTTGCCCTCTCCGACAGCACCGTCACGGTGTCTCTCGCAGAGTACGGCAACGCTGTGGTGACGACGGCTGCCCTTCGAGGCCAGTCGTTTTTCAACGTCGATTCCGACGCGGCGAACATCGTCGGATACAACGCAGCCGATTCTCTGGATCAGGTCGTCGCAGACCTGCTCTACGCCGGCAGCAATGTCACACATGTCGGGCAGTCAAGTCGTGGAGCGTTGCTCACCAGCAACAACTTCACATCGTCGGCTGTCAGGGAGGAAGTCGCGGCGCTTCGCACCGCTGCTGTTCCAACCTTCAACGACGGCTACTACGTCGGATTCTGTCACCCGGATGTGGCTTACGACTTCATCGGGCAGACCGGTGTAGCCGACCTGCGTTCGTTCCAGATCCGTCAGGAAGCTGACAAGGTTCGGAAGGGTGTTATCGGGACGTTTGACGGCGTTACGATGATCGAAACCCCCCGTGCCCTCCTGGTTGCCGACGGTGGTTCGACCACCAACGATGCCTACGGCAGCGTTATCATCGGCCAGCAGGCGATGGCGAAGGCTTACTCCACCATGTACGGGGCTGACCCGTCGGTGGTGTTCGGTCCTGTGACCGACAGCCTGCGTCGCTTCCAGCCGGTTGGCTGGTACGCCATGTGCGGTTACGGCCGCTTCCGTGAGGCTGCGATCCGCAGGATCGAGACAACCTCCACTATCGGGGCCAACAGCTAGTCCCGGTAATAGTCGTTGACGGGGGCCGGAGCGGGGCGCAGATGCTTCGGTCCCCGCCAACCACTAGGATGATGCTGTGCCGAACAAGACGAAATCGAAGAAGCAGATGAAACGGCGTAAGCCGCGTAAGGTCCGTTACTGATGGGCAAGTATTCTTCTGTTGGTTTCCTGGTTCGCCGTGGCACTTCTAAAACCACGAAGATTCGTAGAGATTCCGACGGCCAGTTCGGCGGGGTCCAAACCGAGCATTGGGATGGGCGTTTAGACGCTAAGGTTGTTCCCGAGTCGGTTGAACTAAAAGTTGCCGTAGGAGGTGACGAGTAGATGGCAGTAACAGCTTCGGGCCTGTTCGTTCTCACCTTCCGAGATATTCTCGATTCAACACAGATGGCGGTGGACACCGGGTCGGATACTTTCAAGTGTGCGATGATTACTAACTCATCGACACCCAACTTTGAGACTCACGACCATTGGTCTGACCTGTCTGGAAACGAGGTTTCCGGTTCGGGCTATTCGGCTGGTGGGGCGGCGCTTGCGTCTATCACCCTGGGGAACGCTTCGGGGACGTTGAAGTTTGATGCCGCTGACACATCGTGGACTACGGCGACGATCTCGTCGGCGCGTGCGGCGGTCATTTACGATGACACGCTGACCAACGATCCTCTGATTTGTTTGGTGGACTTCGGTGCCGACTATGCGAGTTCGGCTGGTACGTTCCAGATCACTTGGAACGCATCAGGTATTTGGACTATCGACTTGACGCCGTAGGAGGCTGACTGATGGCTACTGCGTATCCCGCTGCTCTTGATACCGTAGGTTCCCAGCTTCGGACAGACATTGCGTC